TTGACCCTATACAACGTGGGCTAAAGCTATACGATAGACAGAATAATAAATACGAATTTGATGAAGACTTGATTTGTACTGTTGTTTATTTTAGAGACTTTGATGAGATACCAGAACAAGCAAGAAGGTATATGACTATTAAAGCTGCAAGAATATTTGTAGATAGACTTGTTGGAGATGATGGTTTAAGAACCTATACACAGCAAGATGAAACAAGAGCAAGAGTTATACTTACAGAAACAGATTATGCTAACGCAGATCACAACTTACTAAGAGGAGACCCTTCTCTTACCAGTATCTTTGATACTTACAATCCTTCTAGTGCTTTAATTAGATAACTATGGCTATCATATCAAGAGCTATACCTACATTATTGAGAGGTATATCACAATCTTCTGATGCCTTAAAGCAGCCAGATCATGCTGATATACAAGACAATGCTGATAGTAACCCTGTTCTTGGTCTTACAAAGCGAAGTGGTTTTCAATATGTAACAGCTTTATCTTCTTCTACTCTTGGTAATGTTCACATACAAACTATAAATAGAGATGCAAACGAAAGATATGTAGCAATATTTAGTAATGGTAATGTAAAAGTATATGAGCTAGATGGTACAGAAAAAACTGTAAACAAACCTGATGGTACTGCCTACTTAAATACTTCTACACCTAGAAGCGTATTGAAGACAGTTACTATTGCTGACTTTACTTTTGTTGTTAATACCAGTATTACAGCAGCTATGGACTCTACACTAAGCGGTGGTACTGGCACAAAAGCAATCATATTTATAAATCAGGCAACAGCAAATACAACATATTCTGTAACGATTGACGGAGTAACAGTTACAGATAACACTTCTGGCGATTCAACTCTTAGTACAGATACGATAGCTGCTGATTTAAAAACAGGTCTTGATTCTGGTCTTACTGGTTTTACTATTGTTCGTAATGGTCCTGTTTTATATGTAAGAAAGAATGATAATTCTAATTTTTCTATAGATGGTAGTGATACACAAGGCGATACAAAAATGACAATAATAAAAGATTCAGTACAAAGATTTACTGATCTGCCTACTGTATCTCCACATGGTTATGTAGTTGAAGTTAAAGGAGATCAAGATACTAACTTTGATAATTACTATGTAAAATTTGTCGGCAACAATACTACAACTGATGGGGTGTTAGAAGAAGGACAATGGGAAGAAACTGTAGAAGCAGGTATTCAATTTAAGTTTGATTATGCAACAATGCCACACGTTCTTGTACGTCAAGCTGATGGTAATTTTAGATTTGCAAAGGTAGATGGGGATAGTTATACATTGTCAGGAGTAACTTATACCTTGCCTAAATGGGGAGAGAGAACTGTAGGAGACCTAGTATCTGCACCTAACCCTTCTTTTATTGATAATAAAATAAATAATGTATTTTTCTTTAGAAATAGACTTGGATTTTTAGCAGGGGATAATGTAATTCTTTCAAGAGTATCAGAGTTTTTTAACTTCTTTCCAGAAACAGTTATATCTGTTTTAGATAGTGAACCTATAGATGTAGCTGCTTCTCATACAAAAGTTGCAATTCTTAAAAGTGCGGTAACTATGGGAGAAAAACTTATCTTGTTCTCTGAACAGACGCAGTTTGTATTAACAGCGTCAGCAGATAACCTTACCCCTAAAACAGCTAACGTGATAGTGGCAACTGAATTTGAGAGTAGTGCAGCAGCACAGCCTGTAGGTTCTGGTAGTTCTATTTATTTTCTTACTGAAAAAGGTTCGTTTGCAGGTATTAGAGAATATATTATTCAAGGAGAATCACAGATCAGAGATGCAGCTAACGTCACAATTCATGTACCAAGACTTATACCAACTAATGTTTTTAAGATGGCAGTATCTACTAACCAAGATATTCTTGTAGTCTTAGGTTCAGATAATCCCAATAAATTATATGTATATAGATGGTTGTATGGAGGAGATGGACAGAAAGCTTTAAGTGCTTGGTTTACATATACCATAAACACAAACAGGTCTATCTTAAATGTTGATTTTATTGGTACAGATTTGTTTGCTGTTATAGAAGAAGCCAATAAAGTAACACTAGAAAAAATACCATTTGAAACTGAATTTAGAGAAACTAATGCTAGTTTTGAATATCATCTTGACCATAAGGTAACTGAAGCAACAACAGGAGTATCAGTATCTTATAGCTCTGGTACTGGTCTATCTACTTTTACAGTTCCATACAGACTTAGAGCAAACATGAATATCGTTGGCAGGTATTTAGGTAGTGGAGAGACAAGCACATTTGTAGATGCTCAAGGTAATACGAAAACTCTTGTATCAGGGCAAGTACTTTCAACTACAAATCTTACAAATGGTTCTACTTCTACAATTACAGCGACAGGAGATTATAGGAATAGTAAATTTATTATTGGAGAACCTTTTGAAATGCACTATAGATTTAGTAAACAAAGACTAACAGAACAAGGTGCAGGTTCCCCTGAGTATGTAGGTGGCAGATTACAAATACATCATTTTTATATTAAATATGAAGATGCAGGGTTTTTCAAAGTAGAAGTAACTCCTGAGAATAGAGATACTTCAATTCATAAATTTACTGGTCGTTTACTTGGTTCTGCTTCTGCTGCTATTGGACAGATAAATTTAGATACAGGTACATTTAAAGTACCAATAATGAGTAAATCTGACAGAGTGGATATTGATATAAAAAACGATACATTTCTACCTACACGTTTAGCTAGTGCAGAATTTGAAGGAATATTTCATATAAGGAGTAGAAGAATATAGTGGGATATTTAAGAAAATCAAACCTTAAAGATTTTAAATATGTAGTAGATAACATGAGAGTCATGGATAAGATTGAAGCCTTGTATCAAACAGGCTTAAGTCCAGAAGATGCTCTTAGTTATACCTTCTTGGGTAGTAAGACTAATATGACTATTGCAGATGATGATGGACAGCCTATAGGATTATGTGGGGTACAGAAAGATGGTTGTATATGGTGCGTTGCTACAGATGAGTTGTTTAATAATAAAAAATATAGAATACAATTAATACGACAAGGCAGAAAATGGGTTGATAATCTACTTGAGTCTTATAAAATACTTTATAATTATGTATATGCAGAAAACACTTCTGCTATAAAATGGTTAAAAGCTCTTGGGTTTACATTTGTAAATTTACATGAGAGTTATGGTCAACAAAAAAAACCTTTTTACGAATTTCTGAGGATTGCCTAGATGTGTGTTGGTGCTGCTTTATTTGGTACAGCCAAAATTGGAGCAGGTATTTCTGCTGCAACAGCATTTAATATTGGTTTAGGACTTACTGCTGCTAATGCTTTTGTTGGTAGGGCTGCTGCACGTTCTCAAGCAGAACAAACATATCAATCTGCATTAATAGAAAACAAATCAGCCGAAGATGCTAAAAGGTTAAAACAACAAGCATTAGAAGAAAGACAATCAGAAGAAGCTAAGTCTGCTGCACAAGATATGTTTGCAAAAAACATTGAAGCTTTGCAAGCTAGTAGAGCTATAATTGCATCAGAACGTGCAGGTACAACCATAGGATTATTATTAATGGACACAGAAAGACAAGCTGCAAACTATAGAGAATCGGTAAATCAAACTTTGGAGTCTGCGAGAAGACAACATTTAAGATCAATACAGGCAACAGAATCAGAGTTTGAAAACAGAAGAAATGTTTTACAAAGTAATATTAATCAAGCATATAATCAAATACCAAGTTTAGGGCAAACACTATTAGGTATTGCATCTAGTGGTTTGCAATCTTATGTTGGAATAGCGAGTGGACTTTAAATGACAAATAGTTTTCAAAGTACTGCATTTCGTTCTTCTGCTGCACCAGTAGAAACTTTTGTTCAACAGCCAAGAGTATTACCAAAAACAAATACAGAAGAATTAGCTGATATTTTAAAAGTTGTTAATCCAAGCATACAAAAATATCTTGGCTTACAAATAAAAAAAGAAGCAGATGCAGCAGCATCAAAAGCTATTAATGATGCTTTAGACGATTCAACAGAAAATTTTGCAGAAACAACAAAATTCTTAAAATCCAACGAGATGATAGGTGGTAATATTTTTTACGATAAGGTTTATAGAAGAACTAAAGCAACAATTTTAGGTGGTACTATTGAAACAAATTTAAAAAATTCATACAGATCAACAGATATAGATGGCATACCTTTATCAAATTTTTCTTTAGATTCAGAAGAATATCAAAATTGGTTTCGTACAGAAAAAAATAAAGTTATTGATTTACTTGGAGATGTAGATGAAGATACATTTTCAAAAAAATTCATGCCTTATTTAGTCAATGCGACTAATACAATGAATGACTTTCATTTAAAAGAACATAAAGCATTTCAAGTAGATAGATTGAATACAGAAGCAGTTGGACTTGCTCATTCATTAATTGAATTAAATACTTTTAATCCCAACGCAAATGACTTTAGTAAACAAAAATTCAATTTATTTTTAAATTCTATAAATCAATTTGAAAACGATATAAATAAATTAGGTTTATCAACAGCAGACAGATCAAAATTAAATAAAACAATTCTTGATAGTGCTGCTGACAAGGCAAGAGAAATAGGTTATCAAACAGGAGATAGTGATATAGCTTTAAAAATATTTGATTCAATAAATCTATTTCCTTATGGTAGTAGTGGAAGCCTTAATCTTACAAACCACCCAGATTATATAGATAAAAGATTAGAGCTATTAGAAAAAGTAGAATCTTATACTGCAAGCAAAGACAGTAGAGATGCAGCAAAAATAAAAAGACTTAAAGATAAAAACTTATCTGATGGAATGTTTACTGCTGCAAAACTTTTTCAAGCAGGGGAAGGAGAGGAAGCTAATAGTCTTATTGAAGAATTAAAAGTTAATAATCCATTACTAGCAGCAAAAATAGATAGTAATGTAGCAGCTTTAGATGGAGATACTTTAGAAAGATATGCAATTATGCTTGAAAATGTTACTTCTGGTAATGTCTATGATACTTTAGCTGACGCAAGAACAGCAGTAGTAAGTTGGTTTTTAGATGAAAGAACCCCTAAAACAGCAGGTAATATAAGTAAATTAAATAAATTAATGACTCTTACTGGCTCTGTTGATAAAGGACTTTTAGAACCTTTAAATAGTTATTTTACTATTTATAACGATCATTCAAAAACTATATTACAGACAGACGAGAAATTTCAAATATACGCAAAAATCAATAAAGAAAAACAACTTGCCTTGCAAAAATTAAATTTTGAAGCATTTAAAACAGAATTTAGAGAATGGAAATTAGAGTCAGGAGATGTTGGACAAGAAGCAATTAACAATAAATACAAAGAATTAAAGAAAAAATATGATGACCAACTGCTTGAAGATATGAATGAATTAATAAATCCTTCAAGTGAACAAGACGGAGGTATCAACAAACAAATAATTGACGAAAATCAAAGTGGTCTTGAAGGTGTACCAACTGACAAAGATCAACAAGGAGACTTTTTTGGTAATACAAATTTACCACCAAGACAAAGAGAAGTTATAAAGACACTTGAAGAGATGGGTGGTATTACAACAGAAAATGCAAATAAGTTAATAAGTCAATACAAAGGTATGTTAGAAAATATGCCGATAGGTAGTGCAGGTTGGCTATCAGGCACAAGAGCTAATATTCAACAAGATATTAAATTTTTAGAAACAGGCGAATATGGTTTTGGTTTTGGTGGTGCTAAAAAAGTATATGAACCTATGAAACAACTTATAGGAGATGTTACTGAAAATATAGAAGCAGGTGCATTTACACCATCTACCCCAGAAGATGAAGCAAGAGAACGCAAACTAGATCAAACAGAAAAACTAGATGAAATATTAAAAGGAATAGATAAAAAGAAAAAGATACCACAAGCTAAGATAAATGAAATGTTGTTAGCTGTAGGATTCAAACCAGAAGAAGCAAAAATTATGGCTGCTGTAGCTATGGCAGAGTCAGCAGGCGACCCTATGATTGATACTGTAAAGTCTGGTTTAGACCCAGAAAAGAAAAATGAATTTTCAATAGGTCTTTTTCAATTAAATATGATTGATGCGTTTTTAGAAGAAAGATTGAAATTGTTTGGAATAGAATCGACAGATGAATTATATGACCCTATTGTTAATGTAATAGCAGCTAAACGATTATTCGATCAACAAGGATTTGGTGCTTGGGGTGCTTACAAAAACAACTCCTATAAAAAGTTTTTAACTGACTAACATGACAGATTCAAACATAAACAATCTTCTTAATAACGAAGAAGAAGAGGATAAAAAAGAAACACCAGAAACAGATGCTTTATTTAAAAGCTTTGATGAACAACCATTATCTTCTTTAAGTAAAAATATTAATAAAGCACAAGCAGGTGTAGTAGATTTTTTTGATAATAGGTTTTTAGGAAATCAGAGAAGTTTTAATGAAATATTAGAAAACAGATCAAGAATACGAAATGAAGCAAAAGAAAAACAAGAAAAAGTAAGTGAAGAGATAACAAAAACAAAAGCATCACAAGTAGTTAGAGGTGCTATTACTGGTCCTTTAAAAGCGATAAACGAAACTGTAGAATTTGCAGATGATATATACGATTATTTAGCAGGTAATCCATACGATAATAATGACCTAATAGATTACAGTTATTTCGAGAGAGAAGATGATGGTGCATTTTATCAAATACCACAAGCTATAACTCAGTTCTTACTACCTATGGGTATCTTTAGCAAAGGTCTTAAAGGTATAAAAAATTCATGGACAAGAAACCTTATTGCAGGTTTTTTAACTGATTTTGTAGTAGAAGACCCATACGAACAAAACCTTTACAATATGGTTGATTCTTATGAAGGTGCATTAGAACCAGTTGTTGATGTTTTAAAAATGCCTGCATCAATATTTAAAGCTGATGATGATATATCTCCTATAGAAGCAAGATTAAGAAAAGCTTTTGGTGGTGCAGTTATAGGAGAAGCTTTAACAGGTTTGTCTGTTGCCTTAAAAGGTTTTAGAAATTCTCCACTTGCACCAAAAATATTACAAACTTTAGAAGCAAAAAGAAAATTAAAATTTAAAGATTTAGGAATTGATGAAGCAGGTAATGAATTATTAGATGAAAAAGTTATTGATTTAGTAAAACCTTTAGAAGTAAAAAAAGGACAAGGCATAGGAGATACTACACAAATACCACAAGTAGGCGAAAAAATACAATCTACATTTAACCCGAATATTACAGGCGGTGGTATTGATAGTCTTAGAAAAAATCTTTTAAATATAAGTGAATATTTTAGAGATACAGATGAATTAGGAAAATGGGCTAGGTCTGTATCTTTAGGAGATATGTTTGTTGCATCTCAAAGACAATCAAATGGTCAAGCATTAGAAGCTGCTAGATTTTTCTTACAAGAATTTGGTCCTGTTATTAAAACATCAGATGGCAAAATAATAAACAACCCAAAATATTTACCTGCAACAAGCATATCAATAAATCAAATGATGAATAAAAATGGCGAAGCTGTTTTTAACTTATCTGCTGCTTTACATAATGGAATAGTAGGCAAAAATCCAGACCTAATAAAATCAATAAAAGAAGAATTTATAGAAGAAGTAAAAGTATTACGAGGTCTTGTTTACTTAAATAAAGGAGTAGGTTCATTAACCTCGCAATCTTTAGGTGCTAGAAGAATTGCAGGGGATTTAAGAGATGTAAAAGTAACAGCAGAAGATTTTGGTAAGAAATCAAGAGGTACAGAAAACATTGAAGACCTTAACAAACAGTTTATAGAAGATGCAGGGATTGATGAAATAGATCAAACCTTCAATCAAATATTTGATTTAGTTGAGAAAGGAGATGAAGAAGCAGCTTTAGCCTTAACAAGACTTACAAAATATTTGAATATAGCAGGTGGCAATCCAGAAGTTATGAAACGTATGGTTAAAAAAGGTCTGTTATTGAGAGGTGTAGAGTTTACTAACGAGATATTTATTAACTCTATACTTAGCGGTCCACCTACTCATGTAGTAAACCTTCTATCAACAAGTCTTAATACTTTAACTAAACCATTATCACAATCTTTAGGTGCTGCAAAAATTGTTTTTAGGAAAGATATGAATGTTGGTTATGGTAGAACTATATTTCAACAGCCTTCTAATCTTACATTTAGACCTGAGTTTAATAATGATGAATTTGTAAAAGGTTGGAAACAGTTTATTTATATGACTACATCTTTAGGAGATGCTTTTAATGTTGCACGAAAAGCTTTTAAAGCTAATGAAAACGTATTAGATAGAGGTGCTATGGTACAAGATGCACAAAGAGTATCAAGAAATATTAATGCTAAAGATGTTAGAGCTTTTGCAGAAACTAATGCTGTAACACAAACTGTAGTAAAACCATTTGTAGATTTGTTTTTACTTGATGCTTTTGTACCTTCTATATACAACACCTTTAGAAATGTAAATGGCTTTGGTTCTCGTATGTTAATTACAGAAGATGAATTTTTAAAGCAAGTTAATTTTAGAGCTTATGTAAAAGCAGAAGCTTGGGAAAAAGGAGTTAAAGCAGGGAAAGTAGGAAACGATTTAACAAAATATATAACAGAACAATCAGAAAAAGTATTTAAAATAGTTGATACTGGAAGCACAAGAAAATTACCAAAGAGTATTACAGATTTATATAAGAAAGCTAGAGACTATGCAGCCGAAGCAACTTTTACAAAAGAACTACCAAAGGATTCTTTAGGAGGAAGATTACAACCTTTTTCAAAACACCCTGTTGGTAGAATGGTTTTTCCTTTTATAAGAACACCTATTAATATTTTTAAAACACAAGTAAGATATACACCTGTATTGAACTTAGCCTTACAAGAATATAGACAAGCATTAAGAAGTACTGACCCAAACATAGCAGCAAGAGCTAGAGGAGAAATGTATCTTGGTAGTGGATTACTTTTATCTGCATCTTTAATTGCTAGAGAAATTGAAAATCCTTTTGCAGAGATAGCCATGACAGGTGCAGGTCCTAATACAGTAGGATTTGGAGATGCTATTGAAGCAAACAGAACCTTAGTTGCACAGTTAAAAGAAGAAGGTTGGCAACCATATTCATTTAGATTTTTAGTAAGAGATAGTAATGGAGAACCTATAATAACTAAAAGTGGCAAACCAAAATACAAATATATTTCTTATAAAAGACTTGACCCTTTCTCTGGTATTCTTATGGGTCTTGCTGACTTTGTTGATATAGAAGGACAAATAGGTAGTCAACAAAGAAACGATTGGTCTGTTGCTGCTACTGTATCAATAGCTAGAAACCTATCTGATAGAACATATCTAAGAGGTATAACAGAGCTTGCAGAAGCTATACATAACCCATATATGATGTTAAGTCTTTTATCAAGAAGGGCAGCAAATATAATAAATCCAGTTGCAGGTCTTGGTAGAGCAACTCGAAGAGCTATAGATAAAACGAAACTTGATACAAGATATTATCCCGCAGATGAAACGAATACAGGACTTAGGTTACTTATTAATGAATTTACTAGAACTTTACCTTTATATAATGCCGATCTTAAACCTGACAGAAATTGGTTAACAGGTTCAATAGTTAGATACCCTAATGGATATGGACCAGAAACACTTGATATATTAAATCCTTTTACTGCTACTACTACAAAAGACAATTATGTATTAAGTGTAATTAATGATTTAAACATATCTCTGCAACCACCTAGAAAATTTTTCTTTAGAGAATCAGGCATACAAAATAGTGGAATTGAATTAGATAGAAGTGGTTATGATAGTTATATTCAATATTTAGCTTTTGATACTAAAATAGATGGCAAAAGACTTATTGTTTCTTTATTTGAAAAATTAAATGAAGGACCAATGAAAGATTATTATAAAACTGCTATGGGAGAAGGTCTTGATTCTACTAACGAAGATGTAATGGTAGGTGCTATGGATAAAGCTAGAGCTATATTATCAAAAGAAATTAAATTAATTGTTGCAGATTACAAAACAAAAGCAAGAGATGAATGGTTGCAACTACCAGAAAACAAACCATTATATGATAAATATGTAGATAGAGTAGGTCAAATTAATGATGCTACTGTTCAAGGAGTCTATAATAATTACAATAAAAGAAAGAATCCTAATTCTCAATAATTATGGCTACTAACACTACTGCTACTTCAGTACAACATAATGGAAATGGCAGTACAGCCAGTTTTGCTATACCTTTTTCATTTTTAGCAAATGCAGAAGTTGATGTAACAGTAGGTGGTGTTCTTAAAACATTAGGCACTCACTATAATATAAGCGGTTCAACTGTTACCTTTACTTCTGGCAACATACCTGCTTCTGGAACTAATAATATTAAGTTTCAAAGAGATACAAATATAAGTACAAAGAAAGTAGATTTTCAAGATGGTAGCGTTTTAACGGAAACAGATTTAGATACAAACAGCGATCAGGTATTATTTGCTCAACAGGAGATTACAGACAAGTTAGGAGGAATAGAGGAAGGAGCAACCGCAGATCAAACTAATGCAGAAATAAAAACAGCTTACGAAGCAAACTCAGATACAAACGCATTTACTGATGCCTTACAATCAAAACTAAACGCAATAGAAGCTAGTGCAACTGCTGACCAAACTAATGCAGAGATAAGGGCAGCAGTAGAAGCAGCTAGTGATAGCAACGTGTTTACTGATGCTGACCACAGTAAGTTAAATGCTATAGAAGCTAGTGCTACCGCAGATCAAACAGTATCAGAAATAAAAAGTCTTATAGCAGGTAGTCCTTTAGATGCTAGTCATCTTGCAGCAAACTCAGTAGATACAAGCGAGATAGCAGATGACGCTGTTACAAATGCCAAATTAGCAGATGCAGAACTAAAGACTTTAGCAGGTATGCAATCTGGTACAGCTTCTAAATTAGCTGACAGTACAGCTTTGACATCTGATATAGCAGACCTCAATCAAATAGATGGTTTGCAGAAAGCAACAACTATAACTGATGACGATACTAAGTTTCCTACAAGTGGTGCAATCGTAGATTATGTAGCTGCACAACTAGCACCTATTGGTGGTTTAGAAGCAATAGCAAATGAAAGTTCTTTTCCTAATACACAACCACAATCAGGTGTAGTTATAAGTATTGCAGATGCAGGTGGAATGGCAGTTAGCAGTACTGGTACTGCATCTGGTCAAACAGTAGGTGGTACAACAGTAAATATATCTGGTATTGCTACAAATTTTCGTGGTTCTAGTGTTTCAGCAGGTGTTAGATTTCTTGTTGTTTCTACAGGTGCAGGTCAAAACTATACATACCACAAAGCAACTTTAAAAGAAGATGACCTTGTAGGTCTTAGTGGAGATATAAATGATTTTGGAGAAAGATATAGGGTAGGTTCTTCTAACCCTACAACTAATAATGATGCAGGTGATTTGTTCTTTAATACAAGTACAGGCAAGTTGATGGTATATAACGGAAGTACAAGTGCTTGGGAAGAAACGCAAAGTATTGGTAATTTCTTTATATCTACACTTAGCCCTGCATTTGATGGCAGTACTCAAAACTTTACCATTACAAATGCACCTACAAATGCACAACAGATATTATTAATAATAGAAGGTGTAATACAAAAGCCTAATAGCGGTACATCTACACCGACAGAAGGCTTTGCTTTAGATAGCAGCACAATTAAGTTAGCTGCTGCACCTGCGGTTGGTGCAAGCTATCACGCAGTAGTAATGGGTTCTGCTGTAAGTATTGGAACTCCAAGTGACAACACAGTAACAACAGCAATCTTACAAAACAATTCTGTTTCAACAGGAAAAATACAAGACGAAGCTATAACACTAGCAAAGTTAGAACATGGTACATCTAGTAATAATGGCAAGTTTTTAAGAGCTAATAATGGTGCTGACCCAAGTTTTGAAACATTAGATTTAACTGCTTTAAGTGCATCTAATTTAACTTCTGGAACTGTACCTGACGCTAGATTCCCTGCAACTTTACCTGCTGCTAGTGCAGCTAATTTAACTAATGTACCTGCTGCAAATATAACAGGAACTTTACCTGCTATTGATGGGTCTGCTTTAACAGGAATTACAGCACAAGTTGCAGATGGGTGTATATTAGAAAATAACCAAACAATTTCAAATAATTACACTATGGGTACAGGCAAGTCAGGAATGAGTGTTGGGCCTATAACAATAGCTAATAATAAAACAGTTACCATTCCACCTAATTCACGCTATGTTATCTTATAGGAGGTAAAACCATGTCAATTGTTATTAACGGAAACGGAACTATCACAGGTCTTGCTGTAGGTGGCCTACCTGATGGAATAGTCGATACTGATATGTTGGCTAACAACGCAGTAGCTACAGGAAAAATAGCTGATAATGCAGTAACAAGTGCTAAATCTTCTGGTCTTGGCGGTCTTGCTATGGCAGATGAATGGAGAGTTGATGCTGATATGGGAGAAAACAATAATACTGTTATAAGTGCATGGGAAAGAAATGATACTAATTTTTCTGGTATTGGAACTGGAATGACAGAATCTAGTGGTGTATTTACTTTCCCTGCAACTGGTATTTATAAAGTTGAGTTTTATGCTACATCTAGAAGGGCTGCTAACCAAGCTTTACCTTATGTAAGGTACTGGTTACAGCTAAGTTCAGATAGTGGTAGTAATTACAATTCTGTAGCTATGGGTTCAACACAAATGGGTACAGGAGGTGATAACCAAGAATGTTTCTGTGCTGGTACTGCTATTGTAGATATTACAAACGCTTCTACTTTTAGAATACAACTCTATTTAGCTGCTTCTACTCATGTAAGACCTCTTTATGGGTCTGGTACTAATCATACTACTATGACATTCTTAAAATTAGGAGACACTTAATGATTTACACCAAAGGCGATGCTTTATGTAGCTTGAAAACAGGTTCGCAATGGACTTGGGTAGGCACAGACTATTCTGGCTTAACTTGGACTGATAGTTCTACAAAACCAACTGAATCTGCAATAGATGCAGAGCTTACAAAGTTAACAAATGCAGAACCTATGAGACTTTTAAGAGTTGAAAGAGATAGATTACTAGCAACCACAGATTGGCGAGCTAGTTCTGATTTAACACTTGCAGATGCTTGGAAAACATATCGTCAGGCATTAAGAGATTTACCTGCTAGTGCATCGCCAAAAGTTGATTCAGAAGGTAATTTAGATATGAGTTCTGTTACTTTTCCAACTGAACCTAGTTAAGTATGAGCCAGATTAAGTTATTACATAGTGGTGGAAATGGGGTTATAGTAGCTGCACCTGCTAGTAACCCTGCATCTGATATAACTTTCAAGCTCCCTCAAGCTGATGGGAGTGCCAATGAAGTTTTAAAAACTGATGGCAGTGGTCAACTAGCTTTTGCTGGTATTTCTGCTGGTATTACTGAATATGATGCTTGGTATCTTACTGCTAATAAAACATCTACTGGAGTTTTAGATGCTAATTTAATAAGAAATAATAGAAATGCTAATGCTGCTCCACTAGGAACTGGTATGTCTGAGTCTAGTGGTGTGTTCACTTTTCCAAGTACAGGAAAATATTTAGTTATTGTGCAAGCTACTTATGAATTAGTTGGTGGAGATAATGTAAGTGTTCATACTGAAGTTACAACTGATAATAGTAATTATGTAGATATTGCTCATGCTTTTGATGGAAATGGTGGGTCAAACAATAGGCTTGGTGGTAATGCTAGTTTTTCTTTTATAGATGTAACAGATACAAGTAATGTAAAAGTTCGATTTTATGCTGATTCAATAAACTCAGGAAGTGCAGTAAGAGGTATTGATTCTTCTTCTACTTTTGTGCAAACTGCATTTCATTTTATTCGTATAGCAGATACCTAATGCCATTAACACAAGTTTCATCAAGGGCTATTGAAGACACCCTAAGATATGTCTTAGGTGCTAGTGGTACAAACCACTATACATTTACAGGTAAAGGTCTTACAGGTGCAGTAAATGACCCTACGTTAACTCTTAGTAGAGGTCATACTTATATCTTTGAGAATAGATCAGGTGGACACCCTTTCTATATAAAAACCAGTATTGCTAATGGTGGCACGAATGATGCTTATAACACAGGGGTAACAAATAATGGTGGAGGTAATGGTACAGAAATAGTATTTACAGTACCGCATGATGCACCTGATACCTTGTACTACCAATGCTCAAGTCATAGCAGTATGGCAGGGCAGTTAAGTATATCTGGTTCTGTAGCAGATGGAAGTATAACGGAATCTAAATTAGCTGATGATGCAGTAACAGCAGATAAGTTAGCTAACTCTATTAACTCAGCCATTGCAGCAAATACAGCTAAAGACCTTACAGCGTTAAGTGCAAGCAACCTTACATCAGGCACAGTTCCAGATGCTAGATTCCCTGCTACGTTACCTGCAATAAGTGGAGCAAACTTAACTAACCTACCTCCTAGTGGTCAGGCAAGAAATTTAATAATTAACGGAGCTATGCAAGTGGCTCAACGTGGTACGTCATCTACTGTTGATGGTTATGGAACTTTAGATAGATTTCGTTCAAATTTAGCTGGTTGTGACGAAAATCCTACACAATCACAATCTGATGTTGCAAGTGGAACAACACCTTACACTTTAGGATTTAGAAAAGCATTTAAATTTACCAATGGAAATCAAACATCTGGTGCTGGTACAACTGATTGTGTAGCTATTTTACATAGAATTGAAGCACAAGATATTGCTAATAGTGGTTGGAACTATACAGATTCAAATAGTAAGATAACTCTTAGTTTTTGGTGTAAAAGTAGTGTTGCTCAAAATTTTTATGGATTTTTCAGAACACAAGATGGAACATCACAACTTAATGCTTTTGAAACTGGGTCTTTAACTGCTGATACTTGGACAAAAGTTACAAAGACAATTACAGGAGATTCTAATCTTCAGTTTGATAGTAATAATGACACAGGTTTAGATATTGAATTTGTTATGTTTCGTGGAACAGATAGAACTGGAAGTATTACTCTAAATCAATGGGCTGCATATAACACTAATGTTAGAGTGCCAGATATGACTTCAACATGGTACACAACAAATGATGCAACATGGGAAATTACAGGAGTTCAATTAGAAGTAGCAGAATCAGCTAGTGATTTTGCTCACGAAACCTATGCCGAGACACTTTTAAAATGTTACAGATATACATACGCACATAAAGGTATGTTGTGGGGTATAACAAGTGCAGGAGATCATTTAGATTTAAACATTACTTATCCAGTTCCTATGAGAACCGCACCTAGTAGAACTCAAGTTGATACTAGCCTTTTATTTAAAAATAGATTAGATCAAGATAATTCTACTTCTGCAACCACTTATTCATATAGTGGTGCGGTAAGTCCAACTGGAGATTTTTGGGTTGCTAGACCAGCATCAGGTGATTCTTGGGGAACTCATTATGCGTCAAACTCAACACGAGGAGTTTATTGGCACGCTTACGAAGGTACAGTTAGTTATTTATGGAGTGCTGAATTATGAATTACACATACAAATGGGCTAAAAATATAAACGGAGGTAATCATTCTGATATTTTAATTAGAACTAATAATGAAAATACACAACACACTATGATTCCTGTTAATTCTGAAAATACAGATTATCTTGAATATTTGGAATGGGCTAAAACTAATACTACTGGAAACGAATAATAATTAGTGGACATACCAGAAATTAATCTGCCTGATACAGATTATATTCTTGTACCACCTAAAACAATTTTTTATCCACCTGTGGCAGAGATTCCATATCTAGACCCTGTACTTCTTCCAAGTCTGGAACAGGTAGAGTCGGGTTTGGGAGGTCAGGAATCTTCTGCTGAAGAAGAAACAACATCTTCAAAGGAGGAAGCGTTAGAAGTAATACCAGAGACAATACCGACAAACCTGCCAATCCCCAAAGAAACTTTATCATCTGAATCTGTAGCTACATTTAATATACCTTTTTTTGGGGAAATGCCTATACCTGCACCAGAAGTTATAGCGTCAAGTGTAATAGCAGCAGGTACAGCAAGCGTAGTCAGCGTAGCAGGGGGTATCGCTATGCAATCTGTTTTAGCTTTTATCAAGAAAACATCTAAGAAAATATTTACTAAGGTTTTGAAGAAGGAGGTAAAGGATTTTCAAACAAAGAAGGATTAGCTTTTACATAACTTCGTATATTGATTACATCATTACAGATATATGCGAACTTAGACTTAGGATTAATCATGTAGCCTGATGCGTGAAGCTGACTACACTTCAAGACACGAACTAGCTGTTTATCATGCACTTGCTTGTCTAATTCTTCTATGGCTAGGTCTAGCTTTACTTTTGCTAATTCGTTACAAGTTTTATTATCTCCCAGAGGTATCATAAAACTCATCTGTACTCCCCAACCTTCGTTAATGCTATATGTCTCTTCTCCTTGTGCGTCATTACCTGTATAGAAAGGAGTTACAGCCATAGTAGGTTGACTACAAACTAAGTTTCCAAACTGCTGTTTACCTGT